CGGGCTGCCCAGGATTCCCCCCAGCGGTACGTACTTGAAACCCGCTGGGTGCGAAGTAGGGTCCGCGTCATTCAGACTGTCACCTCGCTCCCCCAAAATCTCAGTACTGTCCGCTCTTATCAAGACAGATCGCACAACTAAATAATATTCGAGCCGCTGATACAGCGTCATATCAATGGTCAGCGTTTCGGTTATCGCCCTGCCTACATAAATGAAATTGGGATAATCCAGCAACGCCGGATCTCCCGCAGCCACGTCTGATAGATAGACTTCGTACTCCCACGATTCGCCCGTGAGTAACACTGGTTCCGCCGGCGCATCCCATGATGCAATCGCCGAGTCTCGATATAAAATATCCTGCGCGCCCGCCGTGCAAGCGAACAATGTGACCAGTACCACCAGCAACAAAAATCGTTTCATTGTCATCTCCTTATGATCCGGTAATCGTGATTTTCCATGTAATTTCGATCGTGTCCGATGAGCTTACATCAACCGCCGGCGAGATCTCCGCATAGGCCAGCGTATCCGTTCCGTTGCCAAGCAGCGCCTCATCGATACCGGTGTCGTTCAAATCACCCGCTTCGAACGTTGACTTGTACACAATGACGTTATCATCGGCAGCCGCCCAATCGCCCTCGGTCTGCGGGTATCCTGTATCCATTGCCTCGTTTGATCCGGTTTGCGTAACCAGCGCGTCAACGGTCTTTGTCTCCGACACAAACCCCGTGCCGACACCGATCACCGCGTTTGCATTGTCAAGCTTGGTTCTTTCCGGTGTCTCCTGAAGCAAGTCGGCAATGAGCGCATCGCCTTCGTTCGTCATGATATTGTGATTCGTGACTTCCATCGGACGCCCAGGCTTCTTGAGCAATTTCTCAAGGCGTGTAGGTGGAAAACGTTTAAGCTTCCCGTCCGGCCCGTAAACACGGACAGTAATCTGCCCGCTTAATTTGAGCTTGTCCTTCATTTTCTCACCCCATTTACCAGCGCCGCAATCGCAGCGGCAACCGCAAACGCTAACCCGACTATGCCGGACGCGCCTTCTACTGTCGCGCCGGATAGATACATTGCGCCGGAGCCTATCGCTATTGCGATTGCTCCGCCGATTCCGAGAGCCCTTCGTGTTTTGTCGTTCATATTTCCCTCCGATATTTACTTCGCGCCTACTGCGCGGTATTCCCGTAGTTTGTGGATCGCATCGAGAATCCAATACACAAGATAGCCGGCAATGAACCCGATCCCGCCGGCGCCGATCACCTGGAAAAGATTAGCGTTTCTTTCCTCTTGCAAGGATTTCTCGACCGCGTCTAATGAGCTCAGCGCCCCTTTCGTTTCCTGCTCGGAGATCATCAGCTCGGTCTCGAGCTCGCTGATTTGCGTCGCTTGCTGCTTGTTGATGCTCTCGAGCTCGTCGAATGTCTTCATCAGCTCGCTGTGATCCTCGTCCTCGTAGCAGACCTCCGCGTAGGATGAAGCCGAGAACAAAAAGAAGCACGCCGCCAACAATAAGAAGAATGCCTTTGATTTTTCCCATTTCATTTTGTCTCCCTGATTTTCTGGCCGTATTTTAACAACTCGCCTGAACCGACCATGCCGGCACCGGCTATCACGATTTCAGCTCTCTGGAGTACAATTCCCGCTGCCACCGTCGCAATGCCGGCACACGTCGACATAAAGGCGAGCAGGCGACCCATGCTGTTTTCAACTGAGCCGTCGGCGTGTTTGACTTGGAAGAATCCCACTGTTTCCATATATCCCCTCCCGTGTGAGTGTTTTCAAAATATTATCCATCGATCGAGCGGTACGGCTGATGAACCAGAAGTTGAGGCAGCAGCACACCGCCAGGATCACGATCAGCACCATAACCGCTATCAACAATGCCGCGACGGTCATCGCTCTGCAACCTGGTAAAAGATATCGTCGCGGAAGCCGAGCCAGGCCGCCTCGTGTTTGACAAACCATTTCGGACAAAGCTTCCCGGTAATGTCGTAGTGCCTGTATACGTCGTGCGAGCCAAGCAAGTGCGTCCGGAGCAGAGACTTGCCCAAACTGACCGCTGCTTCCAGGGTTGCCTCTGTAAACTCGCCGGTCCAATCCGGGTGATTGAGCTCGATCCCGATCGTGCACCAGTTGGGAGTAGCGCGTCTTTCGTTCGATGTGTAGCCGTGGAATTGGCGCTGCGCAAGAGCGGTGTAGCGCCGGGCGCCAACGTGGTAGGCTACTTCTTCGTCTGGTATGCACCGGATAATCTCGCCGTCCATGCCGATGATGTAGTGGGCGCTGGCGTAGCGATCCGGATCCTCGTCGTCGAGGTCCTGGTTGGATAAAAGCTCGAAGTAGCGCGCCGTAGCATCATTCTCCTGGCCCGCGGCGCCGACCCAATGGTATACAATGCCGAGCGTGTCCGGTCTCCTATGCCCCGGACGCGAAAACGGGTTGACCGGCAAGAGCTTTTCTTTAATTATCATCGTAGTTCCCCTCCCAGGAAAAAATCTTTATATCAACAGCACCACCCATGTGGTCGCGAGCGAAGCGCCGGCGATAATAAGCGCCACGAGCTGCCCCGGAGGTATTTTTCGCTTGACCAGCGGGCATTCGAGCGGATGATTTTTCACGTATTCCTCGAGATCGTTTAAGCGTTGTTCGTGGCCCTTGCCGCCGTTGCCGCAGACCGTGGTTTTTAATCCTTTGAGATCTCCGGCCATTTCGCTCTGTCTTTCCTCGATCGCCTTGAGTACGCCTTTTTCAATGCGCTCGAGCGCATTGCTTTCTTGTTTTGTCATCGTGTTACCTCGCGCAGCTTTTCGCGGGCGGCTCTGCGCTCGTTGTAGTGCAATCGGCTGTCTGTGACACTCAACCCGTGCAAGTGTTCCTCGATGACGGCCAGCACATCGTCCTGCGTGTCGGCAAGGAATTCTCTCGCCTTCATCCTTTCGAGTTCTGCCAGCCGCACTGCCTCTTTTGCGTCTATTTCGGCCTGCGTTTTGCCATTCGGCTTTATCCACTCTACCGCCATGTCAGTACCCGATCCTCCCCGTGATCTATCGTTACCGATTCGTTGAGTCTGCCGAAGCTCGGCATCACCAGGTGGAGCACGCCGTCTTCGCGCCACGCCTTGTGGATGAAATCAAGAACCGGTGGCTCCAGGTCATACTCGACGATCCCCGCATCTGAGAAGTCCACCGCCACGGACCGGCCGTTCCATTCGACGATGATCTTGTCTTTTTCCGGCTGCATCCATGAAGCCGGTCTATGATCGTAACAAGGGACCCAATGAATTATCATCTCCACCAACCCCAAGCTATATATTGCACGCTTCGTGTACTTCCATATGTACCAAGATTGACTGAAAAACCTGTTGTTGATGCATTTATTGTCCCGATAGTAGTAAGTTCCGCCGCGCTTGAATCTAATGATACTATTGGTCGAATGTTGGATGTAAATGCTGCCGGGTAGACTACGACGTATGCCACGCTTGAAACTGGTACACCTTGTTTCCAGCAAATCTGGATACCATTTGAAAAGCGGATGTACTCACCGTAAATATTCGCGCCATGTTCTACAATGCCTGCTCCGGCTTCGAGCCAATCGGAAGTTGCAATAAGTGGATTTCCGCCGCCGGCATTATCATCGCCAACAGCCACAAATCTCCCGTACGTCGCATCGTAGGTAACACCAGATATGTAGCCTGTCGTGCCGAACGGATGCTGTACTGTTGCTTCGCCGTATACTTGGGCCCCCCAGGACAGTCCGCCGTCCACAGATCTTGAGATCTTCCCATCTTCTCCCGTGGCGATCCAGATACCACCCCCGTACGCAAGGCAAAGAATTAGCGAAGAACCGAATCCGGCATCTATTAGCGCCGACCAGGTGGCGCCGTTGTCAATTGATCGAGACAATTTACCGTCTTCGCCGGCAACAATAAATACGCCCCCACCGTAAGCCGCGCAACGGATCATCGTCGCGCCAAACGGATCGCTCACAAGGGAAAAAGAAGCGCCATCATTGATTGATCGAGCTATTTCGCCAGCTTCCGATACCGCAATCCATGTGCCATTACCATTGGTTGCCAAAGCAAACAATCTGTTGGTAGCTGCGAAAGGATTTGAAATCAAGGTCCACGATACGCCGTCATTAATCGAGCGCGCAATTTCAGCGTCACCGGTCAAGGTTCCGCCACCACATAACCATACACCGTTGCCGTAACAAACAGTCATGATGATGCAAGTAGAACTGAATGGCATCGTAATAAGAGAGCCCCACGAAGCACCATCATCCGTAGATCGCGCGACCTTCTCGCTCCATCCCACCGCTATGAATACGTCGTTACCAAAAGCCACATCTTGTATCGCTGTGGTCCCAAATGGATCTGTTACCGTGGACCAGTTTATACCATGATCTGTTGAGCGCTCTATCCTTCCTGCATCAGAAACCGCCACAAGAACGTCATTCCCAAAGGCCACGCGAACTATTTGTTCGCCTGAAAATGTGTGATTATTTCTTCTTCCCCACATCAATCCAAGAGACGAAAGAACGGACTCCCCGGCTTGAAAAAATCCCGACACAAGTGCATCGGCAACATTGCCGCCGCTGCGCATACCAGCCCTAAAACGTTCTTCCCAATTTTCACCGTTATGCTCCTTAATAGCCGATTCAACTGGATCGGTCGTTCCCTGTGATCCTGCCGGATCTTTGCCAAGATAGGCTCTTACGTCTCCACTGACAGGCGCGGCCCTGTTCTCAGATCCGACCGCCTTAGTGAAAAAGAAGTTCTCCGCTGCCATCTTCACGGCAGTAACCGCCCCTGCCACGAGCGATGCGGTCACTACCTTATCGGCCTTGACCGTGCCATCGACGTTAATACCCGCGAGCGCCCGGATTGTCTGCTCGAAGCTGTACTGCCGCCAGTCCCGGCGATAACCGATCAGCGCATATTCGTCCGCAGCTTCATCGTTCGTCCGTGCGTAAAATGGTCCTGTGCCGAGCATCAGCCACGGCTCTGCGCTCGATTGAAGCGGAGTGCCGCTTCCAGCAGATTCCCCCTCGCTTATGTGTACCGGATTAGTTCTTGATGCTGCTGTCAGATCATGTTCAGCGTGGAGATTCCACTGACCACCAGACCAATAATAAACCCGCACCGTGCAGGGCTCGACCGCTACTAATTCATACCCGGTGATTTGATGCGGTATCCCATAAGTATCGCCACACAAGGACGGAGCCATTCCCTGTTCTGCTGCGTTTCCAGCGCCATCGCCTATACTTGTTGCCTGGATCTCCGTATCTGCTGAGAAATAATAGTCCCGATCTATGGAAGAACTGCCGTCCCAAGTAGCTCGATATTGATCTCGCCAGATCATGGTCTCTTTGGTAACTGGTATTAGATGAAAACGGTCTCCTCCGCTGCCCAGCTTTGTGATTACTACTGGTGCGTCGGACCATATCCTCACTATTCTCCCAGCGTCGCTCAGATTCATAGTCTCTTGAGAGGTTACGGTTGCTCTTGCTGCGTCCACCGATTGCCAGCTACCATCATCGACCTTCCATTCTACATGGGCAGATGAGTACGGCGCGTAAATGTAAATGGTCTCAGGAGATTGGTTTCTGGTGCATTGATAGATAAACCTTTTTCCTGCAAGGAGAAGATGCCCCAAGGCATGCTGCGCCCCCTGGTAGCACATAGCAACGGCGCCATCTGTCGTTATCAGGTCTCCCTGGGATAAAGCGAGTGTTCCCTGATCTCCCTCGACCAAAGGACCGACCACTCGTGCTTCGTTCTTATAGATGTTCGCATTTTCCAAAGCGACATAGTCTATCGTCCCGCCTCCCATCGCCACCTTCGGCCCGAGCATCGCCATTGCGGCGTTGTCGGATGGTTTTTGCGAGATCGCCGGGTTTGCGATGCTTATCCCGCCTACGTGCCAGTCATATATCGCGCCGGCAGTAATATCGTCTGAGGCAATAGTCGACGTCGTGGCTGACGCGCTCGCGCTCCAATCGCTTTTTGTGCCGTCGACCGTCGATTGCCGGACCCTGTAGTAAAGCGTCCTGCCTGTAGGGTTCTGCGCGGTGCCGGCGTGCGGGATGGGCACATGCAACAGAAACGTCGCCGCAGTTTCCGTCCACGCATTGAGTGTATCTTTCCAGTCCGTACCGTCGAACTCGAGTGAGTACCAGGTCGCGTCGTCGTCGGATACCTGTACCTCGTAGTGGTCAAACGTCCGAAGATTGTATTGCGGAACCCACCGCAGCAGGATCGCCTTAAAGGCGCCGGTAATCGACGAAAACGAGATTTGTACGGGCGTGGTTGTCGTGGCGGTAAGCGTGGCGATCGCGGTTGTCAGGTTTGAAATTGTCGGGCCAAAAAGCGCGCCCGTTACTTCCATGTCTCCCGCATGGAGATGGTAGCCGGCGCTGGATGCCCGCTTGTGCAGGTCTCGTCTCAATCTTCTGGTGCTCATCTACCTTCTCTCGGCCAGCCAAGAAGATCACGAAGATCCTTCGACTTCATCATTCTCACGGCCTTTATCGGCCCGCTCGTCGGCAGTCCCGTCGCGAAGGCCGCGCCTTCGGCCAGGTTGCCGAGTGCCGTCTCAATCTTCCCTTGCGCAAACTGCTTCGGCACGTACCGGATATAGTCAATCGCCGGGAAGATCTTCACGCCGCCGGACTGGAATTGCCGGTTCGAGACGATATTCATGATGTCGTTGCCGAAGAATGGAATCGCGTCGATGTACTGGCTGAAAGCGCCGACGATCATTTTCTTCTTCTTCTCTTCGGGTTCATCGCCCTGGAGCGCGCCGGCAGCGATCGCAATCGCCATGCCGACGATAGAGAAAGAAACCATATCGCCGAGCGCGTGCATGAGCTCGTGCCGTTTGAGCGCCAGGGGCACATCGAAGACCATCCTGTTCCAGATAGCCGAGAGCTCAGAGGTAAACATCATGAACCACTTCAGGATCTCGCCTTCACGGTAGATCTGCGCCATGTCCTGTACGCGGTGAGACGGCTGCGTCCGGATCGTCGCCTTATCCGCCGCCTGGATCGCCTTCGCCTCGATGCCGTGCTTTGCCATTTCCTTGTCGTAGACCGCCTTCCAACCGATATAGACGGTGACCTTATCAATGAGCTCGAGACCGTGCATCCCCACGTGGCCGATCTTCTTCACAAACTGCATGTAAAGGTTCTTGTCGACCCTCTGCAGATCAGCAAACTCCTGGGAGATAAGCCTGCTCTGCAGGAGCTCCGTCTTCGAGTCGACGAAATCAACGAGCGTATTATTGAGAAACTTACCCTTGAGCGCACTTTTACCCTTGCCCGCGGCGAATTGCGCCGCAGCGGACGCCAAGTAGAAAGGTCCGGTGTCCGCCAGGTAATTCAATGGCCCGGTAAGCTGCTTGAGATGCGGCGACAGATTGAACGCGAGCCAACCGACGGCGGCGTTCGTCCTGACCGCCCGGGAAAACTTCTCGATCCCGCTCATCGCCGCGTAGGCATCGGCTTGCGCGAGATCGTTTATGTACTGGCGAAGCCACTTGTTGAAGTCCGGCCCATATTTTTGCTGGACGGCGAGCCTGACCTCATCACTCTCGAAGATCGCGTGGAGCTGTTTGACGAGCTGGTCCTGATGGATGAAGCCTTCCTGAATCTTCACGCCTTCGATCCACAAGCTCATGAGATCTGTCCGGATCGGCTTCTGGTGCTCGTCGGCTATATCGATACGCGCATAGGTGGGGTTCCGGGCGATGAACTGTTTTCTCACGCCGGCGCGGCCGGTGAGCTCCATCGCGATCTCTTCTTCCCGCGTCTCATAGCTCAACATGAGCCGGCGCATGGGCACGTAGAAATCTTCGCCAGGAAGATCCATGTTGAATATGTCGATGAAGGCATCCCGGAGCCGGGGGAAGTTTTCAACGAAATCTGCGGAGATCGCATCGGCAAAGGCTCGCTGTTCCGGCGTCAGCATCATGATCCCCTTGAGAAGGATCTCTTCGGGGATATTGTTACCGTGAACAAGCGCCGGCGCGGTCTTTTCGTTCCTCATGCCGATGTACCAGTACATTGCATCCTGGATGGTCGGCTGTTTCCCGTTCGTATACTTAAATCCCTCTATGTCCAGGCGTTCCCCGATGAAGGTAAATCCTTTCGTCACGCGGCGGACATCGAGCGGATCCGCCGTGAGCTTGAGCTCGGCCATCTTCTTGAGGACCGGCTGCGTTCGTTTGCGGATCATCTTCTTCATGGCCGACCAGGCTTCGTTCGGGCGGTCCTGCAGCCATTCGGTGTAAATACCTGGTTCTCCACCTTCGAAAACGCCATCGAACCATTTGGCAACGCGATCAGGCTTAAGCAAGAGAAGAAGAATTTTGTAGAGGAGGCGAGTCGGCTTAACGCCCCCGACAGGCTTTTCCGGCGGTTTCCCTCGGAGGACGGTGCTTTGCGCGAGAGCGATTGCATGATTTCGGAGCCGGCGCTCCTGGGTGAGCTCGAGCGAGCGTTTCAGCCGGCCAAGTTTGCGGAGTGCGTCAATCGTCTCTTTGATTTTCTCGAGCTGCTCGAGGGTCATATCCGGTAGCGAGACGGAGTACACTTTGTCGAGAAAATCGGGATCCATGTACGCGGCGGCTTCGGGATTTTGCTCGAGGAACTTTCTCGTCTGCTCGCGGCGCCACAGTGTTTTCTTTTGGCGTTTCACCGGATCGAGTCCGCGCTGGATGTTGCGGATCTCTTCGGCGTATCCCTTGTAGGCGACACCGCGCCCGGGCGGCCGCATGATATCTCCGATGATCTTCTTCTTTGCCTCGCGGTATTTCTTCTTTGCCCGCTGCTCCTTCTGTTTCGCGCGGAGCTGCTCCTTGTAGCGCTTGAACTGCTCGCGTTTCTTGGCGTAGATCTTCGCCCTCGAGGCTTTATGCCGTTCGGCAATTTTCGCTCGTTCCTTCTTCCACTTTTCAGAATCGAGCGCCTTCTGCAATTTCCGCCCGAGCCCGACGGCCTTTTCGAGCTGCTCGCCGGCGGCGGTCTTGACATCCTCGGCCGCTTCGATCTGCGAAGGCATGATGATCGCTCGAGTCCACACCATATCGCTTACCAGCGCCTCAGCAGTCGACAGATCGGACATGAGCGCTTCCTCGAATCTCTTGTACAAATCGGCGAGTTTTTCCTCGTAGCGTTTTATTTCTTCTTGCCGCGTCTCATCGGGTTCTTCTACTGCCGGCGGCTGCGCTTCTATCGTCTCATCGATCTCGTCGCCGAGCTCGACCATGCGCTTCCCTTCTTCGCTAAGCTCGCCGCGAGCCTGGCGTTCTTCTTCGCCGGCACGTTCGGCCTCGTCTCGCGTTGTCTCCAGGTCTTCCGGCGGCGTCTCGAGGTCAGCGTCGTTCGCTTCGCCACGTTCCATCTTGGTCGCCAGCTCTTCGTCTTCTATGTCCTGGGCGGCTTCCCGCTTCTCGTCGTAGTCGTACTTGTCAGCATCGCGCATCTCCGGAGAAGGAATGTCGAAAAGATCCTCCTGTTCTACCTCTTCCTCGACATGAGCTTCATCCCACACCGCCTGATAGAATCGGGCCGCTTCCTCTGCCGGCATCGTCTGAGCAGCCGGGCCAGCGGCGCGGCGATCCGCCTCCTCAATCTCCGCCTGAAAATCCTCCGCAGAAAGATAGCCTTTTGCCCGTCTGACGTATTCGTTCCAGATCTCCTCGTCGACCTCGGTCCCGTAGATGAACTGGCCGGCCCATTCGCCGGAGAGGTGCTTGAGCATCCGGGGCGCCCGGTCGAAAAACGCCTTTACCGACGAAACGGTCGGGCGAAACATCTGCGTGAAGCCCTGGTCCCTGCCGTCTGAGGCCGAGATAGACAGGTAAATATTTGTCGCGTCATTGTCTATCCAGCCCTGCACCATCTTCCGGATCTGCGTCGAGGTCGGGCGGACGACGGCGGAGGCATAGCCCATCTTCGCCTCGTACCGTACGGCCTGGCTGCGTTTCTGGAACTCGAAGATCTTGCCGAAATAATCGTCCGCTTTTGATTTGAGTCCAAGCCGGCGGGGCTTCAGCGCATCTCCATGATCGAGAACGCGGTAATTTTTCTCGCCTTCGCTCATATCGAGCATCGATCCATCCGGGAAGATATAGCCGGTTTCGTTCGGATTATCAGTAACGCCGAGGTACTTCTTCGCCGCGTCGATGATGCGTTTCTGATCCTCGGCCTGGTGGAAGAGGTACAGGCTTTTTTCGGTACCGAGCTCCTTCCGCATCTGATTGTTGATCGGGAGAGAGTGCACAGTTTCCGGCTGCTGCAACCCGGTTTCTTTGATCTTCGCGAGCATCGCTTCTGCCTGTTCGCGAGTCTCGAAAGCGCCGTACGTAGTGCCTGAGCCCTCGAGCTCAATCGTAAAATAACCAGGTCCGGGCCATTGCGCCGGGATAACTTTCGTCGGCGTTCCCTCGATCGGCGTCTCGTCCGTCTCGACGTTCCACGGCTCGACTTTTACGCCCCACTTCTTCGCGAACTTGTTGGCGTACTTCACCAGGATGCTATCGTAGAACTGCTTCATCCCTTCGCCGCCGACGGATAGGTCTGTGGTATAAAGAATGCGCCCAGGTACGCCTTCGGCGTCCGTGTCGTCTCCGCCATAGTCCTGCCGGATCAATTCCGCAACATCGCGACCGACAAAACCATCGAGCTCTTCGTTATTATAATTTTGCTCGAATACTTGCCGGCCCCCCGAGATCCCCCTAATCACATATGTTGTATCTGTAACGCGCTCTCCCCCGGCGGTCCAGGACACGAACGCAGACTCTTCCGGTGTCACCCTGCGATACCGGATCTCATCGATGTATTGCGCCAGGTTGTACCGATCCGCCTGTTGCTGCCCCGTCGTCCACGCGAGCCTGTCGTATCCTTTTTCAACTGCAAGATGGAGCATCCGGCGAAAGACAAGCCCATGCCAAGTTTTGCGCCATGGGGCGTCAGGGATTCCATGGTCTGCGATGTCGTGAAATCGATTGAGATTTATTCCTGAACCCGCAACCGCCTCGTTCAACAGAATCCATTCCGCCTGTGTGGGCCGTTCCGGTCTGTCCAGCGGCTCTTCCGCAAGATGATCGAACGCCGCGCCTACTGCTTCCAGGTCGAACTGATTCTTCTTGGCTGCCGCTATGACTTCTTTGCGAAACTCGGAAAAATCACCCTGATAGCCTTCCTTCCTCCCCTCCTGGTGCCAATCGCTCTGGATCTCCTCGATAAACAGGATGTTCTCGTTGCCCGCGCCAAGGCGTTCGTTGATTCGGGAGTGCGCGACGACGTTTTCTTGCTCCCAATGCCCAGTTTGATACGTCTCTTGCAGTGAGGGCAATATAAAAAGAATCTCGGCGTAGTTTTGTCCACCGGAAAGGACCCAGCCTTCGTGTCTCGTTTCTGCGTAATCCTGCCCACCGCGAAAATCGGCTTCATATATATCGCGAGCGCTTCTTGTAGCGGTGAGGGTTTTTTGCGCCTTCGGTAATGCCTCCCAATCATAATCAGGGGCGATAGCGAGATACTTCGCCGGTAAGTCTTCTTCACCCTTAGCGTATCTAAAGAGATCCATGTATGCGACATGTGAATCGACTTGGTTTCGCTGAAGGAGGCTCACTGCATCGTTTAACAGCCGGGTGAAACCGTGTTCTGCTTCGAGCGCTTCGACTCTAAGATCGGCAAGCTCTTGCGGTATGGCGATATCACTTTTACCCAGCACCACTTCTGTGAGTTGGATATTATTCTGCTGGATATGCTCAAGCATTTGCTCCGGGGTGATCTTCCGCTCTTTCTCAAGGAAATCGTCCAGCCCGATCCACTTCATCTCATCCGCTTTCACGCCGTTGTTCTGCAGCATCTTCTTGATCGCGGAAGCCTGCATGGGGCCTTGCATCTTCTCGGTGATTATTTCGAGCGATTTTAATGTCCAAAACTCAGGGCTTTTAGAATGAAAGAGAAAAGCATCTGCCGGATGGAGCAGCGTATCCTTTTCGAGCCGCTCGCGGAGCTCGGCATGTTTCTCCGCGTCGGTGGTCCAATCTTTCCATGCTTCGATCTCGAAGGTAAGCTCGTCGACGCGACTCTGAACCGCTACGGCGTCGCCAGGCTGGTAGCCGTACTTCGAGAGGATCTTCTGCTGCTCGCCTCGAGATAGCCGGAGGGCGCCTTTCAGCGCCCGGTACTCGTTCTGGAGCTCGGCCTGCTTCTTCACGGCCTCGCGGGCGAGCCGCGCAGCCTCGAGCATGAACGGATCATCCTGTCCGAAAAGATCCGTCTGCTCGGCTTTGCCTCGAGGGTGCATGTCCTGGATGATGTTGAGATAGTTGACGAGCTCGTCGGCGTTGAGCTCTTTTGCCTGTCTTATTCCTTCGTTTTGGACGGATTCGTTGGCAGGAGCGGCGGAAGCAATCGCGGCCGCCTTCGTCTCGTTGATTTGCTCGTTCCGGTAGAGGGTATAGAGACCATCGGTGGCATATCGGCCAATCGCAAAGCCCGTTCTTCCCTTGTTTCTTTCAAGAAGTCCTCTGCGGGATGCTTCTTCCTCGGTGATTTCGGAGAATCTGAAATAGTTGGCATAATCCCTTACACTCCCCTGACCATCGCGGATATTGCTCTCCGCGTCGAAGGTCATTGCCATCGCAGCGGTGAATCCTTCTGATTCCCGCATGATCTGCGCGGGGATCGTCTTTTCGCCGAGTCTCCTCGCGAGATCGAGACGGTGCCGGCCGGTTATCACTTCGAGCCGGCCGTCGGTGCGTTCCCACACAACTATCGGCGCGGTACCGACACGCTCGTAAGCTTCGCCGCCCAGGGGCTCGACAATCCCGGACTCATCCGCTCCTTCCTTAAAGTTAGGCACTTCCTCGGACAGTTGCAAGTCTTTTATCGGGAGCTCGACGATGCCGGCGGCAGATTCCGCTGCAACCGTCGTTGTAGGCACCGGCTCCGGTTCGGCTGCGTTCGGATCGATAGTCGTTTCGACGATCTCTTCGGCCACTTCGTCGGCGAGATCTTCGCGGCTTTCGACATACTCCTCGTATTCTCGCCGGATCTGCGCTCCTCGTTCCTGCGGTGTTGCGGGAGCGGTCTCTTCTCCGGGCACGAATTCCGGTTGCGCTTCCGGGGTAATGAAAAGCGCATCGAAAGCATTTTGTAGCTCATCTGATAGCCGGAAACCGGGAGCTCCCCCGCGTTGGCGTTGCTCCTGGACAAACGAGACGATCTGCATGAGCAGTCGCTTGAGCTGCTCGAAAAGCGTACGGTGCGCCTCGCTCGGCGCCCATCCCGTCGCCAGGTAATCCTCGAAACGGTCGGCCAGGAACTCGAGATCTTGCTCCGTCCATTGTGCTCGCCGTTTACCGAGCGCCTGCTCCATGAGTCGAATCTGATCCTGAGAGAGCGCCAGGCGTTCTACAGCATGAAAAAACTCATGAAGAGCGATGTGAAGGTCGGCCCCTTTCATCGCTGCAAACAGCGCTCGTACGCGCGTCTTGAATTCCTCGGCATCGACCTCGAGCGGCGCCACTGCTTCGCCTTCAACTGTTTCAAATCGGGTGCCGGCAACTCCACGGCCCGCTGCAAGCTCTTCTTCCACGCTCGGGCCGCCGACTATCACTTCGCGCCCGATAAACGATTGCAGATACGCATTCGCGCTCATACCGCGCGCCCGGGCAAAGGCTTCGACAACACCGGCAAAGGCTCTCGCCTCTTCCGTGTTCAGGTTAAAGCCTTCGGAGATCCGCTGGACGAATACGCTCGCGGTGATCTCGACCTCGGGCTCGGTCGTTTCTGCAGCGTACCACTGCAACCCCGGCTCAACCCCTTCCGGCGTATCGGCGATGATGCTCTCTTTTATGGCAATTTCATCCTCTTCGGTCGGATTCCATTCAATCTCCGCTTCAGGATGTCTCGCTGCGAGCTCGAGGAGCATTTCGCGCCGGAGATCCTGCTCGACCTCGTTGACAACCTCCTGAATATAGATGTCGCCAGCAGTATGCTCATACAAGATATACCCATAACGAATTCGATTGTTCGGATCGCCGACTTTGAAAATCGCATTTCTCCCTTCCTTGGTCGCCGTGAGCTCTTGTTCGATCACGTACAGCCGGCCTTCTTTCGTCCGATACTCACCCTCCGGCCGAGGAGCTGGTTCTGCGCCCTCCGCTGGTTGCGGGCGTGCCTGTGTCTCCGCTGCGGTGGTCGGCCGTTCCGGGATGGCGCCTCCGGGATGCTCCTTCGCCCATACTTTCCCGAGATAATCACGCCAACCGCGCATGTCCGCGCCGATGCCACGAATGAACAAATCTTCCCGGATCGCCTGGTTGACAAACTGCGCTCTATCGGGGGTTGATTTCGCGAGCTCCCTAATACGGTTCAACCTGGATACATCTGCCCTGATTCCTGCCGGCGCGCCGGCGACGCCGAAGATCACGCCAGCCGAGAAACCGCCAGAGAATGCCTCGGTCACACGTGAAACAAACTCCGCACTCGTAACAGGCTCTATCGCTGTCTGGATACCGCGATCCTTTGCAATTTCCATTGCCAGCTGTTCGGAAAAAATCGAAGTAATCTCCTGGAGCGGCTCCTCGATCCCCTCCGATAGTCCCGCCGCGACGGCGTTGGAAGCAATCCGCGTCGCAATCGTGCCGAGGGTGCCGGTCATCATGAGCTTATTGGCAACCATCGTGCCGGCGCTCTTCAACGCCGGCGTCACGCCGGGTAGTTTCACGCCGAGGAGCATCTGCCCCACCGACTCGATAGCGCCCTGGACGATGCCGGAAATATCGGCGATCGGTGTGGCGATCTCGTGTGGGACTCCCTGGTCGCGGAGATCCAGGTATTGTAGGCCGCGCATAACGTCCATGAGCTCCTGCGTGCTCCCGGTAACATATCCGATTTGCGCCATCGTAACGGCGATTGCGGGAATCGAGAGCCCGGCGGTGAAAGGAGCTGCCGCAAGTCCGATCAACGCTCCCGCAGCGGCACCGGCCGCAGCACCGAGACCGCCGGAAAAAAACGATTTCGCCATCAGCGGCGCCGATTCCGTGGCGATCAGTAGTGCGTTTTTCACCCAGGGACGAGGGATCTCGTCGAGCGGTTCCACTTGCCCGAGGAGATCCGCGAGCTGCTGCTCAATCTCGGGATTCGTTCCGCCGGCTTCCATGAGCCGGGCTGCCAGGTGCCCGCGTTTGACGTTTATAACGCCGTTGTTCCATGCCTTTTTGAGGCTCTTCAGGAACACGTCGGGCGGCTTGATTTCGCCGAACCAGTATTGAGAAAGGGCCGAAAGGTCGCGGTATGCAACTTTGGGATCGATGCCAACCGCCTTAGCCGCATATTCGGCGGCATTCATATAGGCAAGGGCGCCGGCAGGGTCATCTTCTTTTGCGAGATTTTTCGCCAAATTGTAAAAAATAGCTCGGTTTCTTTTTTCTTCCTGTATTTTGCGTTTTGTTTGCTCGTAGGCTGTCAAGGGAGTTAAGCCCAGTTTTTCTTGATATTTATCGACTGGGCTTGATTGCGTCAGGATTTCATGAGCTTCTTCTGCATTCTCGGTTTGTCTATCGTAGGGCGCAATTAGCTCGTTAATGTCCTGGAGATCACTCACCGGAATATTCCTTTTTCTTTCAGGCGGTTGAGGATCTCCGTTATGGAATCGAGTTCCCGTGCATCCATTGCTGTGCCGTCAGCGCGGATATAAACACCGGGGCTTGTCTCGATGAAATCCTCGGGTTTGTAGGGAAGAAGAAGCTTAAGATCAGAAAGAGCAGCACTTTTCTCTTTATCGAGTACGAAGCCGCCACCCTTGGCTCGCCAGTGGCCGCTTCCCGGGCGTGTTTCTTCGTATTTGCTTAAATCGTATCCATAATCGGCCGTCAGGCGTTTCCGTCTTTCCTCTGCGCCTGCTTCGACCTCGGCGTATTGCTCGGCAGTTTTCTGTATCTGGCGCCCGAATGCGCCGAGAACGGCAAGCTCGGGCATCACATTAACTATCGCCGAGATTGATTCGGCTTTTTCGGCCCGCGTTGTTTCGCTTGGCGGCGCCGAAAGCACTGCCGGCGCCCTTGCTGCAGCCGCCGCAAGCTCTTTTTCTCGCGTTTCTGCCGCTTCTATTGCAGCTCGTTCAGCTTCAGTTATTACCGGCTTCCAAAACCATCGCCCCGTATCTTTTTCTTCTGTATAACGATAGAGCTTCGGTTGGTTATCCTCGACCAAAAACGTGTATAATATATTACCGGGATCGATCATAATAGGGTGGCCGTGCCCAAGCCCGTAAAGGTTTTCTACGTCGGGCGTAGCATTGTAAAGACGTCTCTCCGGATAAATCTCTTCGGCATAATCGACCAACATGGCACACGCAGTATCAAGAGTATCTGAACGCAGCCCGGTTAGCCCAAGATATTTGTCTTCCGAAATATCCATCAACAGTTGCTCTAACGGGCTGATATTCCTGCCCCGCCATATCATTTCCTGTGTACGCTTAAAAGAATTCTCCAAATTTTGTTGCTTTACAGGATCAACGATGTTTTTTGCCGCCTTATATAGCTCGTCCAGCGTCATTGTCTGCGCGGATTGATATACTTTTCTCAGTGCGTTGATTGCGGCATATTCCTGGTCGCCATCCAGCTTTTCGTCGATGTAGCTGATACCGGGCTTGAGCCGCTCATCTAATGCGGTATCGATCATAGTGTCAAATTCTTTAAAATGCTTGGAATTGATCCTCGTTATTTCCGTCGGTTCACCTGTTTCGGGATCAGTTATATATCCATACCATTCTTGTTCAAGCCGCGTTCGCAAGAATTGTATTGGTACGCCGTTATTTATGTCTATGATGAGTTGGGCGCGATATTTGTCGGCAAAAACGTCTTGAGCTTCGGCAATCCATTTGGCGTTGTCTGCCGGATCTCCCGGGAGCGCAAAAAGCGCTTCAATCTTTTGCTTCCTTGCTTCAAAACGTATCTGCCAGGTATATTTCTTGTCGCCGTCGTGGTAATCGGTCATCTCGAGCTTGGCAAGGGCGGTATCCACTTGCTCGATTGTCTCCGCGTTGATGTGGAGGTCGGCGTAGATCCGATCAAGCTCCATGTCCTCTCTACGGGCGATTGCATCCCATTCCCGGCGCACATCGCCGATGAGCTCTTCCCTGGCATCCGGGTTCCCGTCGTAGAACGGCGTGTTCTCGCGGACCCACGCTTCGCCGGCGTCGAGATCGTTCGCTAAACGAATTGCCTCGAGGGCACCACCTTTCGCATACGTGTACTGCGCTGCGTCCGTCGCCTCCTGAACGATGATCTGACCTTGATCCTCAGAGAGCCTGCCGGCGCGTACGCCTTCGACAACACGGTTGGTAATCCGGGCGACTTTCTCTTCCCAAGGGATATCCGCCTTCATCGTGGCATCGTAGAGCTTTGCCAGTCCCGTTTTAAAGTGGGCATCGGCGGCTTGGTCCCACACACGGAGAAGATTGCGGCGCTCCTGGACGGCCTTCTGTTGCAAGTGCCAGAGCAGCTCCTGGCGAGCCTGTTTGTGGGTTACGTTGTTCTTGATGTATTCCGCTTGCGCGTCGACGAATTGGGCGTAGTCGTTCGCGACGGTGGAAAATTGCGCTTCGCCGAAAGATTTCGGCACGGCGGCGGTTATCTCGCTGTCCTCGAGGTATTCTTCATACTTTCCTTTTGGCGCGTTGTCGATATAGTTGCCGAATGATTCTTCAAAATATGCCAGATTATCGTTGACGGCGGCCACACGAGCCCGTTCATTTAAGTCGCGGCTGATCCCGCCGAACACGTTCCCCATGCGACCCAAAGTGTTGGCGAATTGCTGTACGTAATCACTTAGGCGTACTTCGGGCATTAGTCTCGCCTCCACGTGCTTGCATCAAACAGTCCGACCTTCGCTGCGTTATAAAAAGAACTGGTGAGTCCAGGAAGGCCGCCCGCGCCGGCCAGAAAAACCATTTTGCTCCTGTTGTATTCAAGCGCCCAGCTCTCATCGATCGTTCGCTGTTTTTGCCGGCCCCATTGTTCAGTCAATGCGGTGGATGTTCTTTGCTCCTTCGCCAGGCTGCTCGCCAAACGCAGGCCGCCTATTTTCAGGGCACTCTCTCCTCGCTCGACATTACGATCCACTGCCGCAAAGGCAAGATCTACATCCTGCTGTGCACCCATCACCGGGCTGCCGATCGCGCGGACGCCGGAAGCTCCGATGCGGTTTTCTGCCGATAGCGCGAGCCGCTCCGCCGTCGTATAGCCGGTTTTTGCCTGGAAGCCCGCTTCTCTGCCGACTTCTTTTAGCTCTTCGACGCCGATCCGTCGCGTTTCATCCATTGACGCCCGGGTAAGCCCTTGCTGCGTGACAATCTTCGCTTCGAGCTCTTTGATATCGCGCCCATACGAGGCGATTGCTTCGTTGATTTGCATTTCCGTGGCCGTTGCTTGAGCTGCCATGCCGCCAATTTGGGCGAAGATATCTAATGCTGCTGCTACATTCATTTCATTCCTCCGTCCATGCGTACATGTCGTTGTCACGGCCCCTCGGGCCGTATTTACGAAGCCGCCCCTCAAACTTGAAACCTAAATGCTGTACAAAGCGTATCGCCTCATCATGATCGGAGATTACGTGCGCCTGAATGCGCTTGAGGTCATGCCTGTGACGGACAAAAGCAAGAGCTTCGCGGCATACGTGTAAAAGGCGAATATGGTTACGAACATTCTGGCTACAAATCAACCATGCTTCCGCTGTGCCAGACCAGAACAGCGTTAGGCCAAAACAGGCGACAATTTCCCCCGCGTCATTTGTGACTGTTCCTGATGGGCCGGCGGTCTTGTGGTTCGTGGCTATATAATCGACTGGCAAATCTTCTCGATCCTGTTTTTCGGACTCAGTTACCTCGATTTTCAGATAGTCGTCCGGCTCATATTGTCGTATGTGTAGTTTTCTCATGTCTCCGCCACCTCCGGCACTAATGCCAGCACGCAGGATCGATATGGCTGATCCTGCACGATCCATACCCATGAATCTTTCGACCATTCGCCCTGGAACGGAATATACACGTCGCCCGAGTAGGCGCTGTTCCAGGTCACTTCGTCTGAGCGCCTGGCGGTCTCGAGCCAGCTCGCGTCGTTCTTAAAGCCCGCTTTGAACGGCATCGAATTGAGTACGCGCGCGGTGACGCCCACCACGTTGTCGCGTTTCATCTGCGGCCTGTTCAAGCGCATGGTCTGAAGCTCGCAGGTAATCGCCTTGCCGATAAAAACGTTGTCGCCAACATCGCAGCCGGTGGGATAGGTCAGCGATCCGCCGGAGACCGCGGCGGTATGGACTTCGGAATCGGTCACATTCCAGATCGTCACCGTCTGGCCGTTGAACCGCTCGAGTCCGGTCTCCGTTGCGCCGGCGATAGAAGCGACTTCCACATACGAATCGAGGGGAACCTTCGTGAGATCCCACATGGGATCGAGCATTTCGATGACACGGCCGTTGGCGCGGTTGACCGAGAGATACACGTCGTAGTCAGTGGTACCGGGAACGACGGCCACACTCTCGATAGTCCCGCCGTCGGTGTCGAAGTGATACCACGCGCGCGCGCCGTTCGGTTTGTCGTGCACGAGGACCGCGATCTCGCCATTCGTTACGCAGAAGATCTCCGGTTGCGGCATGGTCCGGCTGTCGAGCTGCGTGATCCCGTTCTCGAGCATCTGATCGGCGTGATACGAAAGATCGGTGCTTTGCAGCGCTGCGCTTTCCGCCAGGTAGGCATATTCGTAGAGCCTTGCTTTTGAGTTGTTCCCCACCGCCATGATCGGCGCATCGTTGAATATGATCGGCTGCAGCCGGGCAGATCCAAGACCGCTTCGGTGTAGCGCCTCGATATCGAGCGCATTAACGCTCTTTGGTACCACCCACTCATTCTCGCTCGAGAAAACGATGAGCGCCTCGGCTGCGGCGTAGCCGTAAATCGAGTCTTCCTTTTTCGAGGCGACCTGAAAGAAAAAGGCGCTTCCTTCGCCGGTAATGACGCTCTTCTTCGTCACCGTTTCAGTCTCCGGGACGTTCGGATTCGCCCATAAACTATCGTCTTTCACTCCGGTATAGGTATAGGTAATAACGCTGAAATACGAGAAAGCGTTGTACCAGTAGGGAAGCGATGTCCAGGTCCATTGCGGCCGGTTCACGGTACCGCCGTAGATCATCCGCTGGTTCATGTACCCGATGGCGCTCGGATAATCGTCGGCCTGGCTGAAGGGTTTCGTCCATTCCCATATCCAGTGCACCGTGCCGTCGGTGATATCGTCCCCTTCGGTCGTCGGTCCGCCCGAACCGGCGGATGTGCCGGCGGTGATGCAGCTATAGCATTTCGTCGGCGTACCGTTGGTCACCACGTCACCGACTTCATAAGCAGTGCTTCCCTGCCAGGCATCGATCGATGTCTCGATCTCGATGGTGATATCGGCAAGGGTGAATGTCGTTCCGCCGCTCCAGGTAATCGTCGCGATCGGATGTTGATCGTGAACCAGGTACATCACGTTGCCGACCTGCTGGAATTGGATATAGAAAAGCTGCGCGGCGGTGTATGGCGGCGATCCTGTGATCGTCGCGTATACCGAGCCGCTCTTCCACACTCGTATGTAGGCATTAGTGAACTCTAATACAAAAGGATTAGACGCATTGACAGCGAACGGTATCAGGCGCGCCTTCGCGGTGTTATACGTTGTCGCTTTATACGATAGCCCGGGCCTGGTGATAACGCCGCCCTGGGGGAAGGGCACCCAATTCTTGACGGTCTGCCCGCCTCTCCAGTAGATGGGGAGGTTGAATCTGCCGCCGAACTTCCCGCTGAGCTCGCCGGCGGAGAAATCGGTAATGACTTCCGCTTTGAGCTGCACCTACACGTCCTCCCACCTGGTCGGCTCCGGCGGCGCCTCTTTCCCTTCACTCATCGCGATGCCTTCGGCGAGATTCTTCTGATCTACCCATTTCTGATAGAGCAGCACCGCGAGCTGTCGGTCTTTGGTTACGTTGAAACAAATCGCCTGGGCGATATGCAGAGCAACTGTCTGCCGGCAGAGCTCGTCCCACCGCCCAGGGTCCTTCTCGTCGATCACGTACTTGAGATCCGCATCGTCGCGATCGCAGTAGATCGTGATCCCTTCATAGGCGTATTGCTCGCCCTGGTCGGTTTCGTAGACTTCGGCGTCCTTCGGAATTTTGATAATCCGCAGACAATCCGGCGGCTTGATGTAGCGATAGGCATAGACCGTATGGTTCTGCCGGGGCGGAGCGCCGTAGTACGCCCAATGTACTGTATTATCGGTAATATCCTGGTTTGCCCCGGTGGGGCCTCCTGATGCAGCCGAGGTGCCCGCCGTAATGCACTTGTAGATTTTAAACGTGTCGTTCGATACGAGATCGCCCACCGCGTAGGCGGTGGACGCTTGCCAGGACCAGTTGTTGAGCGCAGTCGACGCCTCGACGTATGCCCACACGCAGGTGTTGTCCGTAATCCCGGTTCCGGTACCTGTTGGGCCTCCGGACGAATCGGAGATTCCGGCCGTGGTGCATTTGTACGTTTTTCCCGAGTCGTTGGTGACACGATCACCCACGTAGTAGGCCGTGCTCGCCTGCCAGGCGCACGCCTGCTCGTCCATCTGTTTCATCGGCGCCCGGTGCGTAGTCCGTGGCCACTCAATCATACGGAGCACTTGCGGTCGGCTGATCGCGTATTGCGATGTCGCTTTGCGTTGTGCGTAATCCGAAATATTGTCCATTGTGGCCGGCGCCGAGCCGATCTCCTGCAGGGCCATATTGACGATATCGATATCGTCCATGTTTTACTCCCCGGCTCGGTTATTTCTTCGCGACTTTGGCTGCCTCTTCGGCCGCCTTTACAGCTTCATCTTCGTCCTTCGGGTCTCCGGTTGCTTCGGCTTTCTGCTCCGCCCGTTTTGCGGCCAGCTTCTTCTTGTTGATAATCATGCCGTCGCGGACCTCTTCTTCCGCTTCTTTCTGTTGCACTTCCTCGATGGGCTGGAAATGCTTGAGTATGTCCCTGTCCTCGGCCCAATCGAGATCAAGCAGGTATTCCCGGCCTGCGTAGTAGTAGTTGTAGTCCGCTGCCGTTGCCCTTATACAACGAGCCCGGACAACCGTTCTTTCTTTCGCCATGTTTCTGTCCTCCACATAAAATTAAGCTCCCGCCCCGAAGGGCGGGATGCTGGTTGCTTGGGTTACTCCTACGACGTCGCAGTAGGATCGGCCGCGATGTGATGCGGCGCATCCGGGGTGATGAAACAGCGCCAGGAGCCGGCAGTAAATACCGCAGTACCAATGATGTACTGCATGCCGAGATACCGCAGAGGAATGTTGGCCGGTACCTTCTGCTTATAGATCGTGCTGTTTGCAGTCCAAGCAACGATTGTCGCATTTGCCAACACGCCGGAACTCCACAGTACCGTCGGCGTGGTCAGTGCGGCCGCAGCCGAACACACGAGCTGTATGTTCAGCGTACCGCCGCCGGCCGAGACGATAGCCGTCTCGATCTGGAAAACGAGGACGCCTGCCTTGAGGATGCTCTTGTCCACGATGGTCATATCGTAGACGTTGTCCGAGTTGTGGGTGTCGACCGTCGTTTCCGCCTGGGCCGTGCCGTAGGTGTTAAACCACAGTTGGTAATCAGTTATCACGTGACTACCTCCTTAGGTTACGACCGCTTCTGTGTTCAGAAGCGCGTCGCAGCGTTTTATCGGGATCCCCATGAACGAAGTCTTCGGTTTCCCTTCGACCTCGTCGTACTTGAGAGCCAAAACGGTCTTGGCAATGGCCTGCAGTTGCAGCCACTGGAGAACCAGGTTGTTCGCGTAGAACACCGCGTTCCCCATCTCGAGCGCCGGAATCCGGTAATACGCTTTTGTCATTGCAGTGATGAGATCGACGGTGCTCGCGTTCAAGGCGCTGGTGTCGATGTTGCAGATCCGTACGATGTAGCGCCAATCCCGCTGAGTGAGACCGAGATCCCATTTGTAATGTGAGCGATAACCCTGGTAGTGGCCGGTCGGCGTTTGCGCGTCGTCCAGGGTCACTTCTCCAAGGTCCTTATGGTTGAAACCACCCGATTCCGATCCTTTCGGATACAGGCCGTGCAGCGTGTTTTCGCCCCACACGACGAGCCAGACAGACGTTTGATCGGCGCCGGATGCGCTCGTATAGGCGTTGATGACGTTGTACGCCGTCACGGTCATGTCGGTCGCGCTCGCAGGGAGCGAAGGATACCGGGGCATGAGGCCGGTGAACCGCTCGGGGTTCGTCTGCTCATTCCCGTAGAATAGGGTGGTAGCCATTTCTTGATTCATCGCCTCAAGAAACGCCTGGTCTTCCGAGAGCCGCCAGGCGGCGGTGTTGCCGTTTAGATCGGCAAGCGCCTTGTCAACCTCAGCGTATGCTTCGAGCATACCCGTGGTGTCCGTGATTTGTGCTGTCGTTGATTTCGACGGCTGGACGCCGTAGTTCAGGATACGCCAGGTGACGGTTGGCAGCCCGGTACGGATCGTGGTTTGATGCCCGGTACCGTTGTTACACTGTACGACAAGCATATCATCCAGGATCCTGTTGGTTCGGTTACAGATCTCTATGATCGCAGAGATCTTGTGGTCAGGGCCAAGCCTCGAGGCGATGTCGAGGTAGCTGACCGCTGTACCTAAAGTGCCCAATGAAAGGCTCCTTTAGACTACTTTTTCTCTCCGTAGATTGCCGTAGCCAATTCCGCGTTTGACCGCCGGCCGTATGGCGCCCCTCCGGGGCTTGGCGCCGCCTCGGCATCGACAAACAGCGATTCGCCGATGGCCGCCCCGATGTCTGAAAACATCTTGAGGAACGGCGGGAAGTTGCCTATGCCTGTGAGCTCCATCATCGCAGCGACCTCGTCGCTGCCGTACTTCTGGAAAGCACGGGCCATGAGGTTTTGCGCTCGCTTCGCTTCGTCGGGCTTCATGCCCTTGGTGAATTCCTTGATGGCGTCCTCTTCGCTCGTTTTCACGATTTTCTGAGCATCGGCCAGGCTTTGAGCCATGTACGGATAGTACCGTTCACGGAGTCCATTGACCTGCTCTGGCGTGAGCTTGAGCTCGTGGAACCACTTGAGGAATTCCTTCTCGGCTTTCTTGTCGGCTTTGAACAGCGAATCTTTGGGCAGCTCTACCTTGGAAAGTTCGTAGTCTTCTGGTGATTTTGGTACGCCTAAACTTTCGTAAAAGGCGTTGACCTCCTCGTCAGGAGCACCTTCTTCGGGGATGGCCGGCTTGCCCGTTTTGCGCGAGAGCTCGACGTAAGCCTTTGCCATGTCGGGAATCCCTTTTTTGAATTTCTCGAGCGTGGCAATAAACTCCTTGTCGGCCTTTTGTTCGGCGGTCAGACCATTCATCCATTCGTGAGGTAACTCTGGTGGGGTCTGATCCTGCGACGCAGGATCATCGTCGACAACTTGGTTTTCGTCGTCGGCAATGACGGTGTTGTCATCTTCCGTTTTCACCGAATCATCCGGCTGAGAGTTGTCCTGTTCGGGCTCGTCAACCTTGTTTATTACCACTTTTCTGTCCTCCTATGATCGCGTTAACGATCCTGTAAAAAACCTGCTCGCCGCCAATCATGCGGGCGAGCCCTTTTGCATAGTTGCTCAATGCTTGCTCGTGAATATCCTCGGCGTGCCGCAACAAAAAAAGTTGATGGAACATCGTCAAGAACACGATTTGCCCGTCTTCCGTCGCAGCCACGCGCTTGAAAGCCAGATCAACACGATCTTTGTGATCTTTCTCGTCGATCTGTTCCAACCAGGAGAGATCAGGCATTTACTCGCTAACCTCTTCCCAAATCACGCCGAATAGGCCGACGGCCACGGCCAGGCGTCGATTACAACGGGAATCTTGCGGTATCTCATTCGCGTCCTCCTGCAATTTGCGCGAGAGCGCTATCGGGATTCACCGGCTGGTTGAGCTTGTCGAAGTTGCCGGCGACGTTTTTCTGCGTTTCGAGGCTCATAGCGAGCTGCTGTTGCTCGGCCTGCTGCTGCTGCCTCATCTGGCGGATCTTCCGGATCTCCGGGAGCTCGCGGATCGCTTTTTGCGGCGCGCCCTGGGCGTCGAGGCCCGCCCGCATGAGCTCGTCGCCGTCGGCAATATCGAGGGACTCCGGGAAGATCGTGCCGATATCGGCCGCGAGCGCGGTGGCTGCGATAACGCCTTGGCTCCTGTGATACCGCTTCTGCGCTTCCGCCAGCGGCCCCATGAATTCGATCTTGATAGTGCGGTTGCCGCCGGCATACAGCGCCAACGGCGCCGGCGGGAGCTTTGCGTTACGGTCACAGATGTCGTACTCCCTGTTAATGAGCGGGATTAGCGTCTCGGAATTGAGCCGGCCAATGGTGGCGCCCAGGACCGCAGCCTGCTCGCCCTTGATCTCTCGGACCTCCGTCGCCGTCCGGTTGGTGCCCTCGAGCATCTCCATGAGCACGAAGATCCGGGAGCGGAAGATCGAACGGATCTGGTCCCGGATCTCCTGCTCCTCTTCCTTCGCGACCTGGTAGCGGGCACCGAGATCGATCGGCGAAATAATCTTCTGCGGGTTGGTGTAGTAGTTATAGCCGCGCGGTACGATCCGCTCTTTGCCCTGCATGTCCTGCGGTACGTTAAGGGGCGGCTCGACGGCGAGCTGGCCGGCCATGAGCGACGTCTTGCCCATCTGATTAAGCCGCATGACGTCGTTGATCGCATCGGCGGCCGGCGAACGGCCGTAGCTCTCGTCGGTGTTCTTCCGCCAGCGCCACACGAGGAACGGGAACGAATCGTAGCCCCCTTCGTCGATCACGACCTGGTTCTTCATGTCCCAATACTCGCTCGCCCAGGGCTTGTTGATGCCGTCCGCCCGGGTGTAGTCGCGGTCGCTTCGGGGATACACGCCGTGCACAATGCGCGTGGTGCCGTAGGGAGAATTCTTGATATCCTCGAGGAGACTCGGGTGTAGCTTGTCCGCGCCCCAGGTCTGCATGATCTTGCGGTTGGTGAGCTTGTAATCGCGGAAGAGGGTATCGACCAGGCCGGTTCGCGCCTCGGCGATCCGGTATTCCTTGATGTGAAAAGTCCTGAAAAGGGTTCGCTGTTCGGCAACGTCGTCCTCGACGAGCATCGCCGCGGTGCCGATAGACGCAGCGTCGAGAAAGAACTCGCTGACCGCCTCGTAGAAGTTACTGCGGGCGAACTCGGCGTAGAGCACGTCCTCCACTTCTTCGAGGTAGTCCATCACGCCGGGGAGCTTGTTCTGCTTCGGATCCTGCATCTGTAGCCGGAACCACTTGTTCTTCGGGCTTACCAGGTAGCCGACCATGCCGTCGACGAGGAGCTGCAGCGAATCCAGCGCGGAGTCGTCGTAGATCTTCGTTGCCGGCCGCTTGCCTTCCTGGCCTTCCATGTCCCAGAAACTGCGCCGCTGCAGCACGTAATCGGTGATGTCCTGCCAGAGTGGCTTCCACCACTGATGGATTTTGGTTAAGGCGCCGAGGTAGGCATTCAGGTCGAAATATTCCAGCGCCATTAAAACTGCATCCTCGGCTGCCGGCCTCTGCCCATGGGGATATCGACGGGAGGTCGCGTCAGGGCAGTGGTGCCGGCTTTAGCGTTAGTGAGTGCGGATCCGCTTTTGGTCGCCAAGATCGAGCGGGCGGTGGTTGCTGCTTCCTCGTCGGTGTTGACGAGATTGATTGCCTCTTCTCGCGTTTTCACCTGAAGCGCCTGGCGCAATCGTTTCCAAGCCGCTTGTGATGCTTGCATGATCTGCTCGGCGAGCGTGGGCATGGCATCGGTGGCCATAATCCCCTCCCAGTTTGGAGATTGCTCTCCTGGTACGAAGGTTACGCCACCGAAAAATGTGAAGTCAATAGCAATCTACGAAAAATCGTCTCGAAAATGTCCGAAATCGTTACTTTCCGCGTAAATCGGGGATATTGCTCGCGATTTGGATATCAACTTTCTTCTGCCAGGCCGGACAAAAGTCAAAATTGAGCATCATCACCGGCCAGGGATACGGCTGCATGATGAGCGCGATGGGCTGCATGTCGGCTTCCTGGCGCTCCTTCCCTTTGAGGTGCGCCCGGTCCCAAATCGGAATGTAATTCGGGTTCGGGATGTATTGCGCGGCCGGCACCATCTTGTGGCATTGCCCGTGCTCGGGGCTCACCGGCAGACAGTGATGGCAGGTCCCGCATCGCTGCTCCCGGAACTGCGTTTGCGGCGGTTTCGGGATCTCGATTCGCGGCTTTTGCTTAGGCATCTTCTTCCTCCTGCTCGAAAAGCTCTTTCTGGCCGTCGCTCAACACAACAGCATTGATACCACGCGGCGTGTGATCGAGCCCGATCATGCCGTCGCTCTTCTTGACCGCCGGCAGCTTGAGCTTTGAGCTGATCGTGACGATGGCGTTCTCGCCGGTCTCCCCGGGCTCGAAGTCGATCTGTATGATGATCGACCGCTTACTATCCGTGGGTTTGTCGTCGTTGTCGATGTCCTCGAGAATTCTCGAGAACTCCTGGGTGAACCTCCGGGGGAGCTCCCCGCCGTTGAGGTTCGCGAAATTGACGTTGTTGAGTGTTTGCATACATAACTCCTTATCTTGTTTCCACTCCATACCGGAGCGGGTCGTACTCTTTTTCTTGCGATGGCTCGCCGATCCCGAGCGGATCGATCTCGTTACCCTGGGGAAAGGTGGCGCCGATCTCGTCGTCGAGCACACGTGCCAAGCAGTCCAGCATGTCGTCGTGTGCCGTGAACGGGTGGGCTTTGTATTCGTCTTCAACAAATATCCTCGTGAGATCGACAGTTGTCTCGTCGTACTGGATGTACGGCGTACTCGCCGGCAGATAGATCCGGTGCTGGTGAAAAATCGGAATGAGCCGATTGATCCGTTCGACCTTCGCCAGCGGGCCGCCAAGAGGCTGAATATCAAAGCGGTAGTTGTCCCGCTCCATGCGGTCTTCGTAATGCTCGATATCCGAGTCCTTGCCGTATTTCTCGTAGCCGACGCCGACGGGCTGGTACTGCTGGTGCCACTTGAACAACACGTTGCTGCGCTCGACGAGGGATAGACGGTCGCGGATCCAGTTGACGATGTAGTAGTTGCGGTCGGCGCCCAGGCCGATGCAGATGAACACCGTGTAGTCCGAGTCTTGTTTCTTCGAGCTCGCCGGATCGCAGAGGATATACAGGTTGAGCTTGCGGTACATCTTCGCCCGCCAGTACCGGAGCCACTCCTCTTTGAAGCGGATGAGGCTGTCCTGCTGCGGGGCCATGAAAAGCTGACAGTTCTTTGACGCAAAACCGTTGGCAATATAGTTGCCCGTCTCCGTCTGGATCGACCACACGCGGCGACTTCCCAGAGGTTTGATTGACGTGACCTTCTCGAGCTTTTTGTCTTTATCACACCTTATTCTGGTCTGAAACATTGTGTTAACGATCGCCGGCGCTTTTGCCGGACGATACCACAGCAGCAATTTGTGGCGCATTAGCCGCCCGCCGAGAAGCGTGAAGATTGTCGATCCCTTATGTCCTATGCGTGGTGGACGATAATATTCGCGCCAGTCAAGGCCGAGACGGAGCATTGTTTCCCGCAGCTTTCTTGTTACGCCCGGATTGTGTTCTTCTGACTGCGTGATAGAGATTTGACCGTTTTCGTGAACCGAGCCTTCTCCGTCGATCATGCCAGACAACCAAGCTGTTGCGGCAAAGTCAGGGCATTTATCGGCGAACGAGATCCGAACCAAGCCCTTCATGCACGCGTGACCTCCATCCCCAAGCACGGAATACTTACGCTTGGCGTCTCGCCTCCCGGTCCACCACTTGTGATCGGGAGTGCACTCAACGAAAGCGCCGGTTTCGAGGGAATAGCGATTGGCGAGAGCTATGCGCGCTCGGGTAGCAAGTACTCTTGTTTTGCGCAATCTCGCTTTTCCGTTCACGGCAAGATCAATACCAACAACAGTGTCTCCCGGTTTGATGTGTTCGACATTCTTATACGACCAATCGCTCATGAGGATTTTCGTGCCGTCACAAAGACAGCTCGCGATGTACGGGCCGTAGTCGCGGATTTTCTGTGCCAGTTCCTCCCGGGTGAGTAGGTAAGGCGTGCCGGTCTCTGTTCCGTCGACGGTAGCCGGGTAGATCCGGGGTTTGAAAGTGCCGGCCTTGATACAGCTCGCCGCGAGGTCGTTGTAATGCCACCTAGTGCAGAGAAACCGGCGATTGCCGCCACGCGTTCCCAGGTTAAGCGATTCCCGGAAGCGGTCGTAGGTAAGTTTGATCGCGTCGGGATTACGACAGGACTCGGCCTCGAAAGCGTCGTCGTAGTTGAGGTCAGTAAAATGCGGCCCAACAGGGAGGCTGTCGATCATGCCGAATGCGGAAAATGTCGGTTCCTTCGGATTGCCTTTACGCCGGACGATGAGTCCGTCCTTCTCGGACCACTTCGGTGCGTATCGCTGCGGATCCTCCCAAAACACTTCCGGCGCGATCTTCCACAACACGCTATTGTTCTCGAGCTCGGTCTTGATTTGTCGCAGGAACGGGAGTGCGACCTTTGAGGTCCGGCCGATGATGGCGATTGTGCGTTCAGGGTTGTGCCAGGCCTTCCAGATGTTGTGCGCAAAGGTGATGATCGTCGACTTGTAGTGCTCTCTCGCCCAGGCGTCGAGGTATCCTTCCGGACGGGCCTGGACCTCGCGGCAGCGGGCATAGACGAAATCGTTGTTCGCGTCCTCGCGGTGAAGGACGAAGACCAGGAAGTAGAACAGGTCGTTGTACGCCAAGGCGCGGACCATTTCGAGGCGGTGGCCGTCCCGGGTCGCCTGCTGCAAGAGCATCCGGTACTTAGCGAGCGTCTGTATCCGTGTCATTGATGAGCTTCCTGATCTCTGCTGCCCGGCGCCGGCGCTCGAGGATCACTCGGTGGCTTACAAGCAGGTGGCGAGGTATCGCATAGGTGCGGTACATTTCCGCCCGCGCTTGATCGATCCACGCAAGGATCTTGCTTGAGCTCGAGGGACTGGCAACGTAGTAGATATGCTGCCCTGGCCGCGGCCACGGTTGTGCCCCGGGGTTGATTACCGGCACCCCGAGCTCAGCCAGGGCTTCCTCGTAGTCCCGCTGCCACTGCTCGTCTCGCCAATCACTCATCGCCGTTCCCTCCCAACCCGAGCTCGTCGGCCAGGTCCTCCACAACCTCGTAGTCAACATCCTCGAGCTCGTCGGTCTCGATCCCGCGGCGAATCACTTCGAGCACGTCCGGGGATACCTCACGGATACCGGCCTCCATTTCCTCTTTGTCGAGATCGCGCTGCTCGAGCTCGCGCTGCGCCAGGGCCACCTTGATGATCGTCTCGATCTGCCGGCGGATCTCGCTCATGATGATGACGGCGCCGGAGCGGTCCTTCGCGTCCTCGGCCTGTTTCAGCAGTAGGAGCGCCCGGGCCTTGAGAGAGAGGATGTCCTGGACGAAGTTGTACTTGTGGGTTTCTTGAAGTTCTGGCGGTAGTGGAATATCAGGTGATTCGGCCGCCACGTCCATGAGCACGTGCGCGGAGGCGTGACGCCTTACGGCGTCCTTGCCTACATTGTGACGTCGAGCGATGGCGCGCAATGAGTCGCCGGCGCGAATCGCGTCGTCAATAAGCTGGCGCTCTACCTCGCTCTTTTGACAGATTGAGCATTTTCGCCCTGCTTTTTGCGGCATTCGCAGACCTCCGTATCGCTTCCGCTTTTTCTTTCGCTTTCTCTGCCGCGAGACGGTTCCGGTCGTTTACGCGGTCGATTCGGTTCTGCTCGATCTGCCGTTTTCTGTGTCGTGCTACCCGCTCATCGTAGTCGAATCGCTGCATGAAGGGAACAGCGAGCCTGTACGGGCAGCGACGTACGCTGATTTGCATCATTCCTCGATGATTCGGAGGATTTCTCCGAGGTCGCCGCGCCTGATCGTGATTGTTGGTTTTCCGCTGGTGACATTCGCCCATCCCCGAATGTATCCCCGGATCCGCTCGAGTTTATTGCGGCAGTCATCTCTCGGGGGGGCGATCTGGCTATTTTCCGGCGCTATTTCGCCTGGCGCGGTTTCAATCGTTTCGCGCCGCTCGTTTTGTACGAGTTCGGCATGTAACTTCTCTTCTCGATTGAGCGAGTTTGCAATCTCAACGGTCATTCGGCAGACCTCCCGTACGTATCCGTCAGGATGATTCTGCGCTCCCTGGATGATAGCTCCTGGAATCTCGAACAGTTTCATGGTCTTTGCTCCTGTGTCGTTTTGCCTTGATGAGTCCCTCGAGGAGGTCGGTCATACGATCGGCCTGGTCCTCGATGGGGAGAGTATCTGGATCGGGGAGTTGTTGGCGTGGTGGTCTCGAGGAGCGGAGCTCGTTGACGATGGGCACGAGCTGCGCTATGTCGGGCACGTTGTGGTACTCCCCGGAGATTCGGGTTACGACGCGATCGTAGAGCTCGCCGAGCTCCTCGCGTGATAGGTTCTGTTTCTCGAGCCACCGGCGCACGGCTTCGTACGTACCTGGCGCGCGGTACTTGCCGTAGTACCTGACGATGGCATTCATGAAGGCCAGGACCTGGTCAGAAATTGAGCTCATCGAGTATCTGCCCCATGTCTGAATCGGCGCCGGCGAGCTCGCCGCGTTCTTTGACGTGCTGGAAGATCTGTGCCCAATGGGTGAGCATAAACTTCGGCAACATCGGCATCGTGCGCCAGAAGCCTTTGTGGGAGTCGTCGTTCTCGCGGAGTTCTTTGAAGGCTTCGACGAAGGCGAGAGCTATGTCGCCGGCGGCGGGTCCGTCGCGGCTGTTGGTGGCGAGCTGCTCACAGCGAGCGATGATATCTCGGAGTGCGATGAGCTGCTTCTCCTGGTCGGGGAAGCCGCCGGGGTTGCAGTTGAGAAAGACTTGCGCGAGATCGAGCTCCTGGGTAGAAGCAGGACTGTTGTTAAGGGGGAGGAAAAAGCGCCGGCCGGAGCGCGGTTCTTCTTCCTCGCGCGCGCGCGCGCGTTCCTCCCTCTCTCTAGTTCCTCTAGTCTCTATAGTTCCTCTAGTTCCTGCACATTCTGTTGACATCATGCCTACATCTGTTGCATGGATACCCGAGTCAGCGGGGTTTCTGTTGACATGATGCATACATAATCCCCGCTCAGCCGGGTTTCTGTCGTCATAATGCGGCGGGAGTGGGGCTGAGACGTTCCGGCGAGAGTAAACAGGTCGTAAATTGTCTACAAAATTATACGACCAGAGAATATCTCTATCGAATAAATCTGGATCGATCATCCCGTAGTCGGCCATGCGAGTGAGGATTATGTAGACATAATCCCCACTCATTCGGGTTCGCGCTAACAGGTATTTTTGATCCTTTCGATCCCGCAAATCGAGAAAGTGGCCCCGTTTCTTCCCTAAAAGCTCCAACAGCTTGAACCACGCGACGTACGCATCGTTCTTGAACTCGTCTTCGAGCATTACCAAAGATCCCGTGTAGTCCACATAATGCGGAAAGTATTCAACTGTTTCCTTCGGTTTTGTCGGCATCGTTTCCCTCCCTTTTCCAATCGAACCGCGCCTCTGATTCGCCGTATAGCAGGCCGTCGAAAAGAGCTTTCTCTATATCTGGCATGTGTTTTTTTATGATACGTTCGAGATCCTCCTCGCAGCCTGTCAGCCATAGCCTAGCCATATGCCGCCGGCGGAATTGCCACCGGGGGATAGTTCCAGGTTTTAATCGCAACTTTAAAATCGCCTGGATGAACTCACTCTTGTAGTGCTGTCGGCCAGCGGCCATCAGCATTCCCTGGGCGGATCAAACTCGACACGTTCGCTTCGGCCATAGCATGGATATCTACGTCTACTCATCCCACGGCTCCTCGTACTCGTCGTCCTCTTCGTCCTCATCCCACGAAGCAGGATGTGCCGGCGGATCCGCTCTCTTTTCGACCAGCGAACGCGCAGTACATTCAACATCCTCATCTTCAGTTTCCTCATTTGCCGGCAGCGGCGGTATCACCACTTCAAGCGCTTTCCCGCAATAGCAACAATATTGCATGCCGTTTTCCGCCGGCGTGCCGTTGTACAACTCAAAGCAGTTCCCGCAATCCGTCTCCCATAAATCAAGGTATTCGTAATGATCAACAACTCGTGTCCACTTACATTTCATTTTGCGCCGCTTCCTCCTTCCCGCCGTGGGCGGTTTCATGTTTTTTGACCCAATTGGTTACGTATCGCTCAGCGTGCCCCGGGAAACCTATGGCGTGGTTTTTTACAGGATAACCAAGAGCTTCAATTTCACTGATTGCTGTTCTGGCGTCGAATACTTGCATGAGACGTAGACGCAAATGATAATTAAGCGCGTTCGTCTTGTGTTGGTAGAGAATAAAACTACAGCCCGCCATGGTCACCCTGAATACTTCGTGGGCATACAGGCTACGCACGATATTTGCATTAGGATAAATATCAATTATGCATTTTTCAGCACGTTTCCTGTCGTTCTCAGTCATCTCATACATGGTTTTCCTTCCCGCCGTGGGCGGGGCTATGTAATATCCACCTCAAGCCCATGCCGCTTTATTGCCGCTCGTATCACGTCTACAGGCTTCACTTCCTCCGAGAGTTCAAACCCTGGCGCGTTTACCAG